CTCTACAGTAAAACTGTTATGCCACGTACCTTCTCAATACCAATAGTACCCGGTAACGGGACTACGGGCACGCCTTTTCTGTACTTTAAGAAAACGTTTTCAACACATCCGATTTTTAACATTCGGTTGTAATACGGGATATGACAGGTTTCAACAACCTCTTTAGACTTGTGTCTTAGATAGGTGAAGATGGCTGCCCCGTTCCTATTACGTTTGAAAACAGCTCGACTATGAAAGGAGTCACCAACAGAGCACTTTATTCCGGCCGTATCAGGGAAATCCTGAGGGACAAAACAAGGGTCCGTGAGAAAACTCATCAAAAAATCGAGAGTCAACTTAATTTCTATATCTAACCACCGACGGAGTAATCCGTTAATGAAACGATATAGGAGTACTTCGTGATGTCTCCGATCGAGATCATCACGGTCAACCCATAAGGGCTGGAAAGGACGTACGTCCACCCCGCGGTAATAATCACCTCCGCAGGATTCTCTAAAATGACCACTAGCAAAGCTCTTATCATTGTTGATAACGAGCCCAAAGTGAGGAAAAATTGTTCTCACGAAGGGCCATAATCGCGCACTGATAATAAGATCATCTCCATAACACGATACAAAATCAGTACCGTCGAAATAAGATGAGGAAATCGCCTTTGCTAAGGCATAAAAGACGAGAGTTTGTAAAGGAAAAGTGAAGCCGATACCCATCGTGCAAAACGAGAGAGTATTTAGTAACTCTCCGTTTGGCATTCGGATAAGCGACACTCGACCGAGATCGAGTTCCCTGTACCATGATTTAGGTAAAAGGAGTTCGAGCAGCCAACCAGTAATATTATCACTAGCTGAACTTTGATCACAAGTAACAAATGAGTGATCAATCGACGCGATTTGCGCAAGTTCACGATGTCGCTCCTGTAAAGAAGTTATATCTAAACCCACGCGTCGCAGTCGTCTTTCTATCATCTTACCTAGCCCATCTGTACGGAGTGATCCGACAGTAGTATTTGGTGTGATAGATCGACAGCTTTTCCAGTTTTTCGGGACGAAGGTAAGCGCTAACTCATCAACAACCCGTGGTTCAACATTGTGCTCTCGAAGAAATTCATCGAGCATTCTGTTATAGCCGCAATAGCTGCTATAGAACCAATCAAGTTGAGGTTGAGAACCGGTTATGTTACTCCATTTAGCAGCGAGCGTTGCTCGTCGCAGGGGAACACCGACAGCGGCATGCTTTCCGAACTCACATAGAGGAAGCAGTTCTGCTTCGTTAAAGTCACCTAAGATGTCATGGATAAAACCACGAGCCCACATCACGATATCCCTTAAATGCATAGGGACGTCAGAAAATGTGGCTAGGCGAGTCTGTGTATCTTTAAACTTGTTGATAGCAATATCAACTAACACATCAGATTTTAACGTATCGTCTTGTAAGACGAACCTCTTGAACAAAGTTAAGAGCTGATACATCTTTTTAAAAGTATCAGCATCTGTCTCAATGTCCATGAAAAGCTCCAATGACCTATAAGCAGAAATATCCCGTCTGGCTAAAGCGCCGTCGAGGATACTGCAGAAGCCCATAGGCAATGAAGCGCGGAAATCATTTAGCAGCAACCCGAGCGTATTCCACGCTAGGCTGCTTGCAGAATATGGTTTTTGCTGCATAAAATTGTCCTTGAAAAATTAAACTAAGGAACCAACTGCCCAAAAATCGGCAGTATCGGCATCAGAGAAAAGGAGAGAACCCACACTGAGTAATTCAGCACGAATCGTTGCTTCCACCTCCGGGTGAACATCGATCTCACAACGTACAACATTGTACACTGTAACACCAGATGCTAGAACCGTTGGTTTAACAAACGTTAACCCTCGCTTTATCTTAGACATCGAACCATCAGATTGCATTGTTGCTTGCCGAACCTTAGCAGTTACGCTACGGCGTGTCAAGTAAGAAGTGTCCGAAGGGACAATCAAATGCAATCCATTTTGGACGGTAGTACCATCGTCTGCAAAGACAGTGGCTGTTCCGCCTGCAACACTAACAGTGCCGCCAACGGGTAATGACATGTTTTTTAAAGACATGCTAGGACCTTTCGGTTAAAATTTCTTAAGGGAACGAAACTCGCCAATTAAACTCTGGCAAAGTAACGCGACGGAGTCCACCGAATGCACCAAATTTAGCACACCGGGGACACGAAGAGGTACAAGGGGGATCTCATTATTGACAGACCGATTATAGCTGGTGTAAACACCAGTAAAAGATCTATTTAAATGAGCCCTACGAACTTGTTGAGGCCATACACCACGTCCAAGTGAATCAACTTCAATATACTCAAGCTTATCGATTACTCGACGAGTAGAGCGGACTGACGTTGAATTGGACAGTATTTTAATGTATGGACGGGGGACAAGGGTGTCAATCCATTGCCCGAACCCCATAAACCAATCAGCGACAAAGCTGAAAGGAACAAGCTCCCAAATAGTCGAAGGCACCGTGTCAAGACCCAGCCCAACCGATTGTGACAAAAAGGTTGAGTAGGATTCATCATCAATCCGATATCGGACTGATGAGCGAACACGAGCTTGAAAATCTAAAAGGGTTGTACCACCAAAAGTAATATCCCCAGGTTGAATTGGATTCACCCAAGGATTCTCACTCTTGAATGGGCGATCATAACTTGATCGCGCCACGAGATCACCATGAGGGACACGCGGCGCCGTATACAGAGCCTGCACTAAATCGTGCAAGTCCATTATAAGCGGTCGCCAGCCATACCTGTATTCCAACCACGCACTCGAAAGAGCTTTTGCGGAATGGACACCGGAGGCTGACAATTTTCCACGTTTCCCCGACACACGTTTAATCAGTTTTAAGGCTGATTTTAACGGTGCCCTCACCATCGCCAATGTCTTAATCGCCTCGGCACCAAATAGCGATCCATTAAAGGATGCTGAAGAAGCACGAGAATATGCTTGCTGCAATGTATACAGCTTAGCGTCGTTAAGGTCATTGGTAATGTAGGTAGGAACGTCTGGAATATGCACGGGTTGTGTAACACCGAGCACTCCATTACCCTCCCAACTTATAGAAGATGTAGCAACCTTAGAGTGATCACCGGTCCAAAAACCAGTGAACACAAAAGAAGCTGCAGATTCACCTTCATACATTTCGTTAGAAGAGTAACTAGAACAAGAGTTCGACACGTCATAGTGTTGATTTATTAGATCAAAGTAATTTGACGTGACCACATCATCTATAGATCTGTACTCACCAACCTGCGCAAGCGCAGAGTGTGGATATGTACCGGTCGTAGCGGGATCACTCCCGACTTTAAGGGATGTTTTCGTAATATCAGATAATAACATGATACTACGATGGTCGCGAGAGCGCTTACGCGCACGCTGAATCTTGTTCACAGAAAACTCCTACAAAATGATGAAAACAGCGACAATGAGTCCCTGTTACCAACCCCGCAAGGG